ATCGTTAGCGAACTTGCATATAGCTTAGACTTAGACCCAGACGAGATCTTAAATGATCCTGAAGAAGCAGCGATCATGGCACAAATTATAGGAGCACAAAATGCTGGACAAGCAACTGGCGAACAAGCTGTCGCCCCTAACGAGCAACAGGGAGCTATGGTTGGCCCTGATGGAGCACCTCAACAACCTCAAGACCTTGGAGCTACAGGCACTGGTGGCGGCAACATCGGAACAGGAAATGTTCCGCAGGCAGGGGAGAGTGAATTCTCTGGTTAGTTTAGAGTCTCTTAAAGATCAAGTATCTGAAGCAAAGAATAGGAAAGAATAATATGAATGATAAATTTAAAGTAAAATATGCAGAAGGTTCAATGCTGACTCCACCTGAAATGGAGCTTGAAGATACTTACCCAAATATTCCTGAAGATGAAATGGAAGCAGCAGAAGCTTCACAACTTCCTGATGGTGAAATGGAAAACAAATTTCAAGAGTTTATATTAGACGAAGCTCTTAGTGAAGAAGAACAAGACATGCTTTCAGAAGTTTTAGAAGGCAGTCCAGAATTAGCAATAGTCTTTGATAAAGTCTTAGACGTTGCAGCAGAATTCTCTGGTGAAGGTTCCGTAGAAGGAATCGGTACTGGAGTATCAGATTCGATACCAGCTAGGTTATCGGAGGGTGAATTTGTTTTCACCAAAAAAGCAGTCGATCAAATAGGTGCAGAAAACCTCCAACTTATGATGGATGAGGCAGAACGTGCTTTTGATAATGGCGAGCGACTACAAAAAGCCTTTGGCGGCATTGCTGAAGATCCTATGCAAGATGAGAAAAACTATGGTTCTTCAGTATATGATACTAAAAGAGACATCAACAAACAAATGATGTCTGCTAATAGAATGCCAAGTCTTTTATAACCGATAAGGCTACCTAAATTTATTTAGCCCCTTATTATTTTTTTAACCTAGAGGCCACCTTTTAATTCAAGACCCTGTTGTGTTTAGCTAACTTAACAGCCACCTTGAAAGACGAAAAGCCCCAATAGGAGTGTGATAATTATGTCTAACGAACAACAAGTAGAAGAAAGTGCAAACCCTTACAACAAAAATAAATCTTGGCATACGCCAGATGAAGGCACTAAGGAAACAGCAGACGGATTATTCTTTGAGCGACCAGCAGAACAACAGGCTACCCCCGAAGAGGCCCCTGAACAAGAAACTGGTAAAAAACAAAGAACTAATTATAAAAAACGATACGATGATTTAAAGAAACATTATGACGAGAAGGTTGCGGGTTTTAAGCAACGAGAGTTAGAACTGCAAGCTGCGGCTGAGAGCAACGCTCCACAAGTCCAGTTAAGAAGCGCAGAAGACCTCGAAGAGTTTAAAAATCAATATCCTGATCTATTCGATACAGTAGAGACTGTTGCTTACATGAAAACTGAGGAACAGACTAGAGCACTTCAAGCTAAATTGGATATGATCCAAGAACGTGAAAACACTATAGCACGAAGAGAAGCTGAGGAAACTCTGCGTAATAAGCATCCTGACTTCGAGGACATCCGAGGTAATGAAGCTTTTCACGAATGGGCAAAAGAACAGCCTGAACAAATTCAAGGCTGGATCTACGATAACCCAGATAATGTTACACTAGCGGTCAAAGCTATCGACCTTTATAAATTAGAATCTGGAATTACTACTAAAGGTAAACGGAAGACTAAAGCGTCACAAACCACAGGATCAGCGGCAGACATGGTATCTACTAAAACAACAAGCGTAGACACTAAAGAGCCACGGATCTGGACAAAACGGGAAATTAACGCTCTTAGTATGGACGAATATGACAAGTACGAACAAGAAATTGATCGTGCAGTTATGGAAGGCCGAGTGCGTTAATTCTAAAACTTTTCTTTTTTTTAGGAGTAACATATCATGGCACAATATTTTCCAACTGGCGGAGCAGACACTAACTTTGATAGTGACTCAGCTCTCACAAACGGCCAAAACTTTTTACCAGAGATTTATAGTAAGAAGGTTTTAAACTTCTTCCGTAAGTCTTCTGTAGTAGAGGCTATTACTAACACTGACTACGAAGGTGAAATTTCATCTTTCGGTGACTCTGTAAAGATCATCAAAGAGCCTACAATTTCTGTAAGCGATTACACTCGTGGTTTAACTGTTCCACAAGCATACATTCAAGACGAAGTTACTTCTCTTGTTGTAAATACTGCTAAGTCTTTCAAATTCATCGTAGATGATATTGAATCAAGCATGTCACACGTAAACTTCAAAGAAGTAGCTGCTTCATCTGCTGCTTACGCTTTGAAAGATGCGTATGATTCTGCTGTATTGACAACTATGTTTGGTGGTGTATCAACTAGCCCCGACCATGTAATTGGTGGTGATGATACTACTGACGTAGATACGATTGCAGGAGCTAACACTGCCAACAAGCCTATTGACATCGGTGGTACTACTGGTGTAGGCGTTGATCCTCTTGACGTTATGGCTCACATGGCTCGACTTCTTGATGAGCAAAATGTTCCAGAAGAAGGTCGTTTCTTTGTAGCACCTCCTGCGTTCTACGAGCAGTTAAGCCAATCTGGTTCTAAACTGTTGTCTGTAGACTTCAACGCTGGTCAGGGTTCAATCCGTAACGGTTTGGTAAGCTCTGGTAAACTACGTGGCTTTGAAATGTACAAGTCTAATAACTGTCCTGCTGCCACACAAGGCAACTTAGTTAATCAGGTATTAGCTGGTCACGTTTCTGCTACGGCAACTGCACAAACTATCGTAAACACTGAAGTACTACGTGATACTGATAGCTTTGGCGACATCTGTCGTGGTTTACATGTTTTTGGTTCTGCTGTATTGCGACCAGCTGCATTAGTAAAAGCATACGTGTCTACTTTAGACTAATATGTAATATGAGTGCGAGGGGTGTAAAAGCCCCTCAATCTTTTTAAAGGAAATTAAATGTCAAATGTAATAGGCTCTGAATCAAATCCAGTAGGATTAAAAATAAAAAAAATAGTTAAAGTCGGAGGCTCTGCATATAGCGGAGAAGCTAAAAAAAACTTTGATGCAAACTGGGATTCAATATTTAAAAAGAAAGAAAACAAAGCTACCGAGGAAAAGTAAATGGCAACATCATATTTAGATTTGACAAATGAACTTCTTCGTGAGTTGAATGAAGTACCCCTAACATCTGGAAATTTTTCTGCTGCGTTAGGACTTCAACAGTATGTAAAAGATTCAGTTAATCGTGCATACTTTGATATTATTAATCAAGAACCACAATGGCCTTTTTTAACAGTGGCTGAAAGCGGAACTACTGATCCTATGTATGGAAATGTAAATGTAGAGACAGTAGCTAACCAAAGATTTTACGAGCTTAAACCATCAAGTTCATACATTACATCAGATTATAGTTCAGTAGATTGGGACACATTCTACTTAACAACAGTAGGAGTAGCTGGAGAAACAACTCCTTTTGTAAGTAAAAATTTAAGATATACAACAACAGAAGAATGGAAAGATTATTTGCGAGTAAGAGAAAATGCAGATGATTCTCAAACAGCAACAGGTGGTGAACCTTCTAGAGTTATCAGAAGTCCAGATGGTCGTAAGTTCGGACTAAGCCCAATACCCGACAAGGTTTATAAAGTATGGTTCACTGCTTGGCAGCTTCCTGTAAAACTTACAAACCATGATGACAACATAGTTTTTCCTGATATGTACAGTGTAGTTCTTTTAGCACGAGCACGATATTACATATGGCAGTTTAAAGACAATCCACAGTCCGCTGCATTTGCTTTAGAAGATTACAAGAAAGGTTTAGATTCTATGCGTTCTAATCTCATTGAACCTACTCCTTCATACTTTAAAGACGACAGAGTGAGATTTATTTAATGGCAGCATCGCAACCGTTTGGGTTTGTATGTCAAGGTGGCTTAAACACTAACACAAATGAACTAGCAGCTTTATCTATGGCTGGCATAGCTACAAAGCTAGTAAATTTTGAGGTGGACTCTGACTCAGGCTACAGAAGAATCAACGGCTATACTCCTTATGGCTCAACAAGACCTAATGGTGCTAACCGAATATTAGGTCTTTTTGTTTATGCAGGAGGATTAATTGCTGCAACTACTCATTCAGGAAATACCACAAGATATTTCTTTACACTTGATGGCAACACTTGGAAACAAATAAATAAAACTGGAGTAGCAAATACTTCTTATAGTGAAACAAACTGGGATGCACTTTCTGAAGAAACTCGTTCAGGTCAAGCTCAAGTTAGTTTTACTTTTTTAGAAAAAGGCACGTATGGCGAAGTAATTATTACTGACGGCAACAACGAACCTTTTCTATTTAAAGTAGAAGGAATTGGAGGTGCTTTTGGAAACTTTACTTATTTTGGGCATACTTTTACTATAGCTTCTAATGTGACTCCATTAACAGGAACTATACATGAAACACGATTTGTAACAGGATATGAAAATACAATATATGTAAGTGATGTATTAGATGTTGATACTTTTTCAGGCGGGTTTCAAATAAATATATCAGAGCCTATAGTAGGATTAAAAAGTTTTCGTAGTGATATAATTATATTCTGTAAAAACAGTATTCAAAAATTAAGCAACATAAATACTGGTAATGCGACCGACATGAGCATAACACCTATTACAGAAAACGTAGGGTGTATTGCTACTCACAGCATTCAAGAAGTTGGTGGAGACTTAGTATTTTTAAGCCCTGACGGAATTAGAACTGTTGCAGGTACAGCTAGAATCGGTGACGTAGAGTTAAGTGCTATTAGTAGACCTATACAACCTTTGTTCTCTTCTATAGCTAGGAACATTAATTCATATGTAGTTACAAGTGCAGTTATTAGAAATAAAAACCAATACCGTTTATTTTACTCAGGAACATCTGAACCAATAACAAATGCAAGAGGTGTTATAGGCACACTAACTAATAACGGCTTTGAGTGGTCAGAAACAAAAGGTATTCAGGCTCACGCTATAGAATCAAGCTTTGATTTAACAAGCGTAGAAAATTATTATCATGGCGATAAAGATGGTTATATTTATAAGCATGACGAAGGCAAATCTTTTTATGTTGGTGGCGCTGCTTTTAATATTGAATCAACATATGCAACTCCGTTTTATGACTTTGGAGATGTAGGTAGTAGAAAAACTTTACATTATGTAAAAGTTTCTATAACTCCAGAAAGTACAGTCGCACCACAATTAGAAATTAAATATGATTATGAAGATGTGAATTCTCCACAGCCACCTACATACCAATTAGATTCTATACCACTTCCTTCGACATTTGGTACAGCACTATATAATGCAGGAGCTTTTGGGGGCGTAGGTGATCCTATGATCCGTCAGCCAGTTCAAGGCAGTGGACACACAGCAAATTTTAAAATAACAAGTAACGATCAAAATGGTTCGTATCGAATCAACGGATTTTTCATAGATTACGTTCCTTCAGGTAGGAGATAAAGAATGGCAGGTTACACTAAGACAACAACTTTTGTAGATGGCACAACTATTTCTGCTGCCCCTTTTAATACAGAGTTTACTAATTTAAATACCGCTTTTTCAAGCACAGGTGGTCATAACCATGACGGAACCGCAGGCGGTGGTAAACCTTTAAGTCAGTTAGGTGATTCTAATTTTTATAATAGAATGACTGTTAATGATACGACTGATAAATTAGAGTTTGCTATAGATGTTGGATCTTCTAGTGTTATACAAATTCAAATTCAAGATGGTGCTATTGTACCTGAAACTAATAATGATATTGATTTAGGGACAAGTGGAAATAAATTTAAAGACGGATATTTTGCAGGAAACATAGTAGGTGCTGGGATAACTGCTGATAGCCTTACGATGGGTGATTCTGAAAAGATAATTCTTGGTGCTGGCGGTGATTTAGAAATATTTCATCAAGCAGCCGCAAACGAATCAGGATATACACACAGCAGCCACATACTAGAAAAAGGTGATGGACATTTATTTATAGATGCAAACCATTTTGCTGTACGCACAGGTAATGCTAATCCAGAAGGGAATGATTCTTCGCCAACAGATTATAATAGAATTTTAAGCACTGGTGCGGCAGAAGGTGGAACTGTTTTTTGTTCAGGTGTTGAAAGCCCAACGAGTAGCGACCCAGCTTTTACAAACCGAAGAATGTATATAAAACCAACTGTTGCTGGCAGTTACAGAGGCGGTGTTGACGTTTACGGTGATATGCGGTTGCTTAGAGAAGATTATGCTGGCACTGGCATTGGTGGCGGTCGTTTAGAGGCTACTTCAATCAAAGGTATAACTGGTGGCGGGCTTGCCACGACTTTGTCTATAGAGACAGCTATAGAGGTAACAGGTACTGTAACTGCTGACGGTATTACAAATGCTGGAGCAATAGCTAACACTGGTACTCTAACAAACACTGGTGACGTTACAATAAAATCAACTGCTGGTGGTAATCAAGAAACCCCACAACTTATATTAGAAAGAACAACAGATGACGGAGCTGGAGTTGGTTTTCATGATTTAGGTAGCATTGTTGCTAAAGGTGTTGATTTAGCTGACACAAGCAATAGGCACACCTATGCTGAAATTGACTTTGATGCGGCTGTAGAAACAGCAAATAACGAAGCAGGTAGAATTACTTTTAAAACTTCTGAAAGCGGTGCTTCCCCAACAGAAGTAGCTAGTGCAAGAAACGATGCGTTTTATGCACAAAACTACATAGCTATTCAAACTACTGGTGGCACAAATAGATTTACAACTGTT